AAAGAAGGGGTGTTTATTGATTATTCTATATATGGAACTGTACCTAGTGGTAAAAATAATACAACCATTGGCAATACACAAAGATCAAATAGATATATTCGTTTTGCTTTAGCTCATACAACATTAATTGAAACTATTCATTACGATTTTTTATCTAAGGGTGATGATGTCATTTTAATAACTGATAAAATTTATGTTGAAATCATCTTAAAAGCTTTACACCGTTTTACTTATACAAAATCTGAAACAGGTTTAGGTAATTTAGGTCAAGTAGCTAAAGTAATTAATGTATATGATGAAGACGGATTTGATTTTTGCTCAACAACAGGTTATTTCCGTAAAGATCGCCGTTTTGTAATTATTAGAATACCAAAACGTATTTTACAATTATTTCCTTATACAATTAGTAATCCATATCAGCCATATGGTTTAGCATATAAGCAAAAATATTATCCATTAATGAATAAGTTGGCATATGAAGAAGCTTACAGTACTATCAATTGGGCGCGTGATTTACCATTGTTTCATGAATATTTTAGGAAAATTGAGACAATGACTGTTAATTATTCAAGCTATGAACAAAGACAGTACCAAGAGGAAACATATAAAATGGTAAATTATCGAAAATCAAATAATTACAATGATTATAATGATGCATTATCATGGTATTATCGACGATTTGGTATTTTTAAAGAAGAAGTACAAAAATGGGTCTCAATTATTGAGCAAAACAATAATTTGTTTGCTGAGTTAACTCTGCCAGGTTTATCAAAATTTTATAAGGAAACACCTGAAGCTGGTTATCCCAAGAGTACTGTGGACCAAATACTATTTGATGTAATTCCAGAAACCTATTATAATAATTATAGATATATTTTCAAAAATAATACTGAATATGATACATATACTAGTGTTAGTATGGATTATCATATGAAAATTGGATTAGCACATACTACTAAGAGTTTTAAACGTTTACGGAAATTTTCGGATAGTATTTTCAGCCCTGCTAATGAATTTAAATTACGTAACATTGCTATAACTACAACTCATCATTTAGAACAACCTTTTTTAGTGCAACAGATGTTAGAAACAATGCTATATAAGTATCCATATCATGTTGCCAATATGATGAAATTTATTCCAGGGGCCACTTTAGATATGCCTATTACTAATGTTGAAATTGCAAAAACAGAATCCAGATTATTACTTAAAAGTAGTAGTTTGAAATTAAGTCCTTATACGGATTTAAAAGTAATTGATTGGATTGATCGATCAACAACTAGTTTGAAAGAATTGAAATTGCAAGTGATATTGGAAGAACAATTAGAACAGGATCGAAAACGTATTTTGACTCCAAAACCTCTATTTGAATTGAAACCAGTTTTACCACGATCAACATTATCTACATTAAATCTATTGACCGACAAACAGAGAGCTCGTTATAATAATAAATTACCGTTTATGACTTATAAGCCTCAACGTCGAGAGATAAAACGACCTATTACAAATAATGTAATTAAAACTTCACATATTCAATTAAAACCAATAGTGAAGTTGAATATTGATGCTCCTATTTTTATACCGAAATCTAAGAGGAGTAATCAAATCATCGTGACAGATTAAATAAATGCAATTCCACTATG